ATATCGCCAGTTGCTGGTGACGTGGGAAGCTGCGTTAGTGCCTGAGACTTGGTATAAGGAATCCAAGTATTTGTTGAACTGCGGAGTTGCAGGTTTAATGGTGTGCACTGCACCCAGTTCTGACCATCAAAACACTTAAGAGTATTTCCAGCCAAGAGGTACGTCTGGCCAGAGACTCCTGGAGCATATGCTCCAGAAAGAATTGAATCAGTGCGAGTGGGAACCCAGATAGAGCGAACACTATCCCAGTACTGAACAAGGTTCAGCTGCTGGTCGTAATACACCATGCCTTGTGTGGGCGAAGTTGGTGCACTTGGAAGCGAAGGAATAGAACCAGTATACGAAGAGACCGCCTTCTCAAGGGCAGCAGACTCAAGTGGATATGATTGAATACCAAATGGGTAGTACTGTAGCACATTTGACGCAGCAAACACTGACGCATAGTACGTGGTGTTTGGATCAGTACCAGTGATGGTCAAGGACCAGCTCAGGGTTGCCCCGTCTGTCGAGACGGTTCCTGTAGGGAATGGAAGATTGTTTACGGTGCTGTAGAACGCAACGACCTGGTGATCGTTGATATGATCGACACCAACTGCGTTCCAAACAAGGGATGGGTTCGTGTACCGTGTACCATCCGTCGGAATATCATTTGGATCTGAAGCACGAGTACCAAGAATGACGACAGCTCCGTCTGCAACGGTCAGGCTTGACGGACGACCGATTGTCAACTGGATAGACGTAGAGGTTGGCCTTGCAATGTCAATGTTGAATTGCCGAGCCTCGACCCACAGGTCATGTGTCGTGTTTTCGGTGAACGTAGAAGGTGTAGTCATGTGGACGCTCGATAGGTCTAGTACCCTATTTACGCCCAACCGGCTGCTCTTAATACGCTCTATGAGATTTGTCCTTCACACCTTCAGACCTACAGAAACGATCGACGCGGTGATTCGGCTGCTTGGCCGGCACGCGTACACCAAGGGTGAAATGCGGCATTTGAGACGAGCGTTCGATGAACTGAACGGTCTGGTTGTGCCACGACCTGGAATGGTGTACAAGATACCGCTTCCATTTGAAACTACGGACGACTTTGGCAATCTGATAGATGTTACTCCACCAGAGCCTGAGGACACAGACTCGGCGACACCAGGTGGCGACGGCACATCTGAAACGGTCTAGGCAATAGACTCAGTGCAGAAACGACCGAAGGGCCCGTAGGCCCTTCGGATAGAGTTTGGTGATTAGTCTTGCATTGCGGCCATGAGCAGAACTTCACGTGCTTCTTGCAGAAGGGCAGGCGTGACCTTCACATGCTGCGTTGCCGCAAGCTCGAACTTCGTGAGCGTGTCGGTCAGTTGCTGATTCAGCAACGCTTGATCATTGATGTGATTTTCGAGGTAGCCGCGCGGACCGATCCGGTCGCAGTTTTCGAGTGCCTCAAGGGCTTTGGCTTTAGAAGTCATACTTTCTCCAATTCACGTGCAAGAGCGTGGCATTCTTCCCAGAGCTTCTGGTTCTTTGCCCACACCAAGTTCGCCATGGTTCTGTCCTTAGGATCAAGAACCAGATAAAGTTCGGTCATAGCATTCTGAATCTCTTCGATCAGTAATGCAATGTCACGGAGTGCTTGAGCATTCATTCACGGTCTCCAAGTTTCGCCTTCAGTCTTGAAATTTCTGCCATCGCATCATCCATAGAACAAAGCGCTCGAATTTCGTAGCATGGTGACCCATCATCGTGTCTCAGCGATGCCAAGTACTTCGTCTCCAAAGAGTTCCTGATGAATGCGAAGGACAGCTTCTAGCTCTTCCTGATCCCGACGACGCTTGTATTCCTCGTGTGCCAATTCAAGCTTTCGTTTCGCTACAAAACCACTGAGTTGCTCAGCATCATAGGGGCGGAAAGTCTTTTCTAGTCGTGTGCCAGCCGTCTGAATACCACGGTCTTCACTCGCCCAGAACCAAATATTCACAGACCCGTCGGCTGCTATCGACCCAAAATACTGGGTGCGGACAGACCCCCACAGTTCACCATTAGCCTTTTCATGCTCATGATGAAAATGCTTTCTGAAGAGCTGCTGTACGGTGTGATCAGACAGCTCGATTGGGAAAATGGAATTCGTCATGTCATATGCTCCGCTCTTCAGAGAGACGCTCTTCTTCAGCGTCGAGTTGGTCCCACCCACCATTTGCATAGGCGGCTGAGCCATAGCTAGGTCGGGTCGGTGTCCAGAACTGTGGGTCGAGTTGTCGACCATTTTCCAACTGCCACTGAACGTGCTTCACGAATGTCTCAAGACGATGGAGAACAACTGCCTCCAAAACGTCAGTCATGTTCCGATTGAAGATCCACTGTGATCCATCGGGGGCACAAGCAACCACGTAACCACAGTATCCATAGATCTCACCACGAGGATTCGTGTAATCTGCATTCTCGGGGTTATGCCCCACCACAACGATGTCTGTTCTTGCGAACACTTCATTCACTTGATGGAGTTGCATGATTGGGGCATTCAGTTTCAACAATTGCATCTTAACATGAATCCGTCAACACGACGTAACTAAAGTGTAACGATCAGTTAAGATGTAACGGGTCTAAATGCGAACACACCGATCAGACCACAAATCAGACCAGTCATGAATGGCGCTAAGCAGTACCAAAACCAGTCTTCAGCAGTCAATGATAACAGTGTCTGTCAGTTCACGCACATGCTCCTTGAACGGCAGCCCAAGCTTCTTCTTTTGTCAGTTCTGAGAATGCACCAGCTACAAGGCCAATCTGAATACGATTGCCCTTATCGTTCAGCACAACATTTCCATTTACGTCGTGCTCATAAATGGCCATGAAGTGCCGCGTACTGTATCGTGTCCATTCCTGTTCAAATGAATTCTCAAGATCATTCAGGTGTACAGTTATCATACCATTCAGCCAAACACCATCCCTCCTGAATACGAGCCCTCGCATTGTTGCGAATTGAATCCAGTTGAAATTCTCAACAATTTCTGCAGTGACTGACATTTTCTTTTTCCGGTTGAATGGGTATTCTGACAAATGTGTACGCCAAAAAACACCATACGCCTTGTTCCCGCGATCTAACCAGCGCCTGAACATGCCAATTGGTTTATGCTTCCGAACATGCATGTGCGGAAGACACCCAGGGCAAATGTAAGAGTATGAATCACTCTCCAGCCTACGCTTATAGAACGGAGAGAACTTGCAAAAAATTCGTTGCTCGTATTTCGTGCCACGCATTTTTCTTCACTCCGATTTTTGCGCCTTCGAATTTTCGATGACTTGATTCAGGACTTCGAGCTCAACAAGAAGTTGAAGTTTCTCCGCTTGAATGTTGCTGATTGCGAGATTCAACGCGTGCTTCGAAGAGGCATCCACGAATTTTGCAGGGCGAGACGACAGCTCAACGTGCATGGCTGTCAAGAGCTTGATGCGCTGATCTACGAACTCAGCGCGTTCTACTGAAATGGCTTTCATCTTCGGACACTTTCTGGGTGAACCACTTGGGGACGGGGGTGTTGGTCCACTTGGCAAAGCGGGCTTTCTCCTCCACGTAAAAATTCTGGTAAGAAAGGATTTCATCTGTGACCTTACATTTATCGGGCATTGCCAAGGCAAACGGGGTCATCACGTCCTGTTCAATGTTCCTCGGAGCATCGTACAGGAAAGACAATAGCGCTCCAGTAGCATGATTCTTTTGGTACCGCTTCGTGTACTCACGAAGGCAGCCCTCAAATAGCTGGGCCAACCAATGGTAGTTTGAGTCTGTATGACGAGCCCAAACAGCACATGGGTGGTTCATGTGCGTACTGTTGTAGCACTTGCGCCCGATCAAGTTCGGCTTCCCTATAACGCTCTCATGAGTGTTATTGTCGTCGTCACCGGTCCTATCAGTTTCCCAATCAACGTACAAGGCCTCTTGATCAAGAACGAGCATCGTCTTTTTCCTTGGACACTCATTAGTGACTTCGCCATTCAAGATGAAGGAGTCATTCCACTCAATGGTTTCAGCTTGGCCATCAAGCACACGGTGCGCTGTACTCAGAAGCTGAGCGTACTCGACAATCATCTTCACCACATGCTTGTCGCAGTGGTAGGACGCGGCGGTGTATGGGTTAATGTCAAGGGCAAAAATGTTCATAGTCAGATTGTACTCCGACTATGGACCCTTGTGTTTAGCTTCTCAGAACAGCATAACCCGTACTCGGGTTAGTGAATGTAACGCTAGCGGTGTTTGGATCGATGAAGGTTACATCACTTGGGATGATGGACTTCACACCACTAATCGTGTCGACAAAGAAACTGCACGACGCGATGTAAGGCGCAGGCAAATTCATGCCGTGCGCAATGGTCCATGTTTGTGTTGGAACTGCTTGATGGAATCGAAAGATCTGGCCGAAGTAATTCTGATTCACAATTTGCCAGTCGCTAGAGGATCCACCAGCGATAGGCATAAACTTCAGAACTTCATGAACCGTGTCAAACCAAAGTTGACCCATGAAAGGATTTGATGGTGCTGTTGTGCTAGCCCATGACTGAGTAACACCCAGCATGTTCTGCATCATCACTTCACCCCATCCAAGTGACAGACGGCCAAGAAGTTCAACGGGGCGAGCCGTGTTGTCGGCTTGTTCAAGCACTAAGACACTTGATTCACCCGTGACGGTGAGCAAGTACGTGCCAATGTGTGTGATAGATCCAGTGCTCAAATCAGTGGTCGCGTTCGGCATCGCCTCGTTCACGTTGATTGAGAGCACGCTCGTGCCACCGTTGTACACCGTTGGATCATAATCTGTAGATGTCTTCTTGGTGTATACTGTGTACCGACCACAAAAGGTCGGATTGTCCACGATGTCAAACACCGTTGCAACTAAAACTGTCGTACCAACTGGTGCGGGTGAAGCGTCACTGTACTGGTAGAATGGATAGCGCGTACCAAGCTCGTCAATCCATTCTTGTCCATGGAATAGCTGAACAAGATCAGACCCAACATTCACGGTGATAACACCTGGTGCATTGTTCTGGCTTGGTGTGATGGAACTGATTGGAATTTTACGCATAAGGTACCTATGGACTGTGAACTATTTACGTCACAGCCTAACCTTGAAAATTACCCTGAAAGACACATGCGCTACACCTGGAATCGGCTGAACAGCGCAGTCATAGTGCAACTCGTATCTCGTGCCAGATGGTGCAGCCATCACGACCGTGTGCGCGTATTTGAAGTCGTCGATAAGATCTTCTACGATCTTCTGCGCGTCTCTTACGCTGGCAGGAGTATCATCCTCAAAGATGATCAGCGCCGCTACTGTCTTGAGAACCCGAATTGTCGGGTCGACCATTTCAGAGAGCTGTTTCGCTGTCAACCCAGTGTTTGGACGAGAAGTGAGAATTGCCATGGTGGTCTCGGGTTATCATTGGTCTATTTACCCGAGACCTCACCAATTCAACACACGATGGTGAAAGAAGCCCAATCAGAATACTCATCAAATTGAACTTGAAGCTCAATCGTTCTGAAAAACATTCCGGCTTCTACAATCTTGAAGTCGTAGACACCAAGACCAGACAGTAAACCAATACATAGGAACGTCAGTTCTGAATCATTAGCCAATCCAAAGAATCCTCTGGCTTCACCGAATACACGTTTCACGTCTTCAACTGTTATGCCTTGATCATCAGATTCAGCTTCACTATCCCGTGATGACAGTGTTTTCATTAGTCCACCTTGCTGAACACCTCGTTCAGAGTACCAATGTTGTCAGCATGTGTTGGTGGCGTCCAGCCATTTGGCTTGATCAAGTCTGGTAAGCCAAGAGGATTCGGCCGTTCTGGCTTCACGCCAGGTTCCTTCGCCATGTTCTTCGCATGCACACGACCCCAAGCCTCTTGCGCGTCAACATCAAAGGCGTCCATTGTTCCAATGGCAACAACACAGAGGTCAACCATTGCGTCAACGACGTCTTCGGCGCGGCGTGGATCGAGATCACCTTCACGAACTGCGTTGAAAGTTACCGTGTACCCAGCGGCTTCATAAGCCTCTAGCAACTCTTCCTTCAAGAAATCCAAACGGAATTTCAGGAAAAGTTCCTTGTGCTCTTTGCTCAGCTTGCGAATGACCGGGCGAACACCGAACTTAGTATGCATGTTGTGAATGTCTTGAACCCAATCCGTGGAAGGTTCTGAATCAAATGAAGTGCACTCTTCAATGATCTGTTCGACGATGCTAGTTTGTCCCAAAGTTTTTCTCCTCATAAAGCGACCCAATGTCGCGAGGAGTAAAGCAATTATAACAAACTTTCGTTACAGTTGAACCTTAAAGAAGGT